CTGGTGCTGGCTTACTCAGAATCGCGCGGTGCCATTCAAAGTGGTGAGGCGTTTGAAGACATGATCAACTTTGCCAAAGGAGTTGCACAATGAGCAAGAAGAAACCGGCCAAACCCGCTAAGAAACCAGCGCCAAGCTTTATGCCTAAGCCTAAATCCACCAAGAAAGACGGCATAGGCGGTTACCGGAAATGAGCATCGAGGCGTGGGCGTGCGTCGCTGGCATCCTGCTATCGGTAGTGGTGGCGCGAGATATCACCATTCACTACGTCGCCCTATTGCTCGCCAACCTTGCGCTAATCTCCGGCCAACTGTACGACAGCACCATCATCGCTCTGGTATTCGCCCTGATTGCTCTAGTCGATGCATGGTTGGGTTTATGGTACGACAGAACAGTTTGGTTCGTGTCCGCAGCCATCGCCGCGCTCGTTTCATTTGAACAACTGCTCAACCTTGATACACTCCTAACCAATCTTGTCTACGCCGATGCATGCATTACGGCCTGGATAATCATCATATTGGCTATGGAGTGGCGCAATTGGGCGAACTCAAAACGCTTATCGTCATTGCTTTAGTCGTGGTTTTCGTTATTGCCGTCCTTCACGTAAGGGATGGACAAAAGATTAAGAGGTTGCACGATGACCGACCAAAACCAACTGGTGATGGAGGAAATGCGATCAATAAAGGCGATGCACGTTGACAGCATGTCAAAGCTAGGCGAACTGTGTGGCGATGTTAGAGCCTTGGTGATCGAGCTGAGGCACACACAGAAAGGATTTGAGGAAATATCTGGCAGGGTATCCGAGGTAGAGAAGCAGGTACACGCAATGCAGATTGAGAACGCCACCAACCGGCCGATTCTCGATATAGCAAGAAGCATGAATCGCAACGTCTGGTTAGCAATAGGCTCAGCGGTCCTGGCAGTAGCGGGAACCAACTACGATAAATTCTTCGGGTGATCTATGAAAAAAGAAGGTTGCAAGCATAAGGCAAAAGGCGGCAAGCCAGGCAAAGCGCCAATGGTTGCTATGGGTAAAATGGAGAAGGGTAAAAAATGACAGCGGGCCGACCAACCAAATACGATCCAGCATTCTGCGAAGTTGCGCGTACGTTTATGGTGGATGGCTATTCGGTCACTGCGCTAGCCGGGCACCTAGGTGTAGCCCGCTCCAGCTTGTTCAAGTGGGCGAGTGAGCACGATGAATTCTCGGACGCCCTAAAGTCTGGCCAAGCTTCTGCCGCGCTGTTCTGGGAGAAGACGCTAAAGCAAGTTGCAACAACTGGTGAGGGTAATGCCTCTGCTGCAATCTTTGGCGTAAAGAACCGCTCCAGTGAAGACTGGAAGGACAAGATTCAAACCGAACACAGCGGCACAATTCAATTCACCGACATGACGGATGATGAGCTTGAGCGCCGTATTGAAGCCCTTAAGCAGAGCTGAGAAAGTTGAGCTGTTGCAGCTTCTGGAGGAAAAGAAGCGACGCCAGGCAACTAAGCTGGCCGCGCTTCAATTCGAAAGCTTGTACCAATGGCAGCTCAACTTTGTAGAGTCAACCGCCGACCATTCATCTTGCATGCTGATGGCGGCAAACCGCGTCGGGAAGACACGCACTGGGCTTACCATCGACGCCGTGCACCTTCTTGGCGAATACCCTTCAAGCTGGAAAGGCCACAAGTTCGACGCGCCGCCTATGTGCTGGCTGCTCGGGTTCTCAATGGAGAAGACGCGCGACCTGCTACAGACTCCATTGCTCGGCCGGCTTGAGGGTGGCAAGTGGACTGGCGGTCTTATCCCTGCTGACAGGATCATCGATCACAAGTCAGCTACCGGCACCAGTGGGGCAATGCGTGAGGTTCGCGTAAAGCACGCCGCCGGTATCTCAACCGTTCAGTTCTGGTCATACAGCCAAGGCCAGCATGCCATCATGGGTGACTCGGTAGACTGGTATCATATCGACGAAGAGCCGCGCGACAAGGCTATCTACCCGCAGGTTCTTACCCGTACAGCTACTGGCGACAAAGGCCGTGGTGGTCGTGGCATCTTGACGTTCACCCCTGAGAACGGGCGAACCGAGCTGGTTGTACAGTTCATGGATAACCCAGCGCCAGGCCAGCACATGCAGCGCGCAACCTGGGATGACGCCAAGCACCTAAGCGAATCAACCAAGCGTGATCTGCTCGCGTCCTATCCAGAGTGGCAAAGGGACATGCGCACCAAGGGCCTGCCGCTGCTTGGCGCTGGCCTGATCTTCGATATCGGTGATGAGTCAATCAAGTGCGAGCCGTTCGAATGCCCGCCGCACTGGTGGGTTATCAACGGCATGGACTTTGGATGGGATCACCCGCAGGCGCATGTTCAGCTTTGGATTGACCGCGACACCGATACTGTTTACCTGGCGAATGCCTGGAAGCAGAGCAAGGTGACTCCGGCTGTTGCGTGGTCTGCCGTGCGTGCTTGGGCGCAGAACGTGCCGACCGCATGGCCAATGGACGGGCTACAGACCGAGAAAGGAAGCGGCGAGCAGCAGAAGAGCTATTACCAGCAAGCGGGCTGGCTGATGACGCCAGATCACGCTACCTGGCCGGCTGGCGGCGTTGGCGTTGAGGCTGGTCTAGTTGAGCTGTACGACCGTATGGCGACCGGTAAATTCAAGGTGTTCAAGCACCTTGCGCCGTGGTTCGAAGAGAAGATGAACTATCACAGGGACGAGAGCGGGCACATTGTCAAGGTCGGTGACGACTTATTAAGCGCCACGCGCTATGCTTACATGATGCAGCGCTATGCGAAACAGCGCCACGAAATCGCCACGCCAGCAAACAACGTCGTGCATATCCCGCGCCCAATTACGCCCAAGAGGCCAAGATAGATGGACAAAATTGAGAAATTGCAAGAGATCCTAGAGCGCCAGGATCAGGCATGGGCGGCAACGCAGGATGTGCGCGAGCGGTCTGCTGACGACCTGATGTTCTCTCGTGTTACGCAGTGGGACGAAACTCTTGATTGGTGCAACCTTGAGTATCGCGGCGAGTTCAACCTTATTTGGAAGGAACGCCAGCGCCTGCTGTCTGAGATGCGCGGCAATCAGATTAGCCCGGACTTCAAGCCGAATGATGGCGCTGACCCTGATGCAGCCGACATCCTGAACGGCATGTATCGCACCGACATGCGCAACAACATGAGCAAGGAAGCCGTTGACGTTGCAGTTGGCGACATGATCGACGCCGGCTTTGGTGCGTGGCGCTTGGTCACTGAATACGTCAACTCGGACAACGACCTAGACAACCGCCAGGTTATCCGCCGTGTTCCTATCCACGAAGCAAACAACATGGTGTTCTTTGACTCCGGCGCTAAGCGCATGGACAAGTCGGACGCCGTGTGGTGCACGGTACTAACTCAGCTTGATGAGCAAGGCTACAAAGACCTGGCCGAAGATTACGGCTTCGACACTGAGTGCCCGACTAACTTTTCGTCTCCGGCCAAGTCGTATGTGTTTCCTTGGCGATCGAACAATAACAAGTACATCATCGGTGAGTATTACGAACGCAAGCGCAAGACTGAAAAAATCGTAATCATGCAACACCCGGCGCTAGGCACTCAGGTTTACAAGCGCTCGGCTATCAAGGACGTGCTAGATGATATGCTAGCGGCTGGCTGGGTAACTGTCGGCCAGAAGACGCGCGAGTTTTACCGCGTGGACAAGTACCTCGTTAGTGGATCGGAAATCCTGTATGGGCCTGAGCGCATTTCTGGCGAGCATATCCCGATTGTTCCGCTGTACGGCAACTGGTACTTCGTAGAAGGCACCGAGGTATGGTCGGGCATCACACGCCTGGCCAAAGACCCGCAGCGCCTCTACAACATGCAGATGAGCTACCTTGCCGACATTGCAGCCAAAGGCCCTCGCCGCAAGCCTATCTTTTCGCCTAAGCAGGTGCAGGGCTTGCAGCACATGTGGGATAGCGATCAGAACTTCCCCTACTACCTGCTGAACGATACCGACACGGCAGGCAATCCGTTGCCACCAGGCCCGATGGGGTACATCGAGCCGGAGAACGTGCCAGAGGCTACCGCCGCGCTCATCCAGGCGTCGCGCCAGAACGTAGAGGACGTGACCAGCCCCGGGATGCCGCAAGACGTGCTAGACCCGTCTGCAAGCGGTAAGGCCATCATGGCCGTGCAGTCGCGCATTGATAACCAGTCGTTCGTGTATTTGGATAACCTGGCTACGGCAATGCGTCGTGATGGCGAGGTATACGCCAGCATGGCCAGGGCGATCTACGACACGCCGCGCGAGGTATCGCTGACCGGGGTTGATGGTGCTGAATCAAAGGTTCAGGTTATGGAGCAGATTCAAGACCTTGCGACCGGGCAATGGGTGACGCTTAACGACCTGTCGAAAGGTAAGTTTGACGTTTACATCGATATCGGGCCTACCTTCCAGAGCCAGAAG